TGCGATGGAGCATGCCTATGAGTGGTATACCTCCGGTCCCAGACAACGACTACAGCCTGGCGGCGCCATTGTTATTGTAATGACTCGTTGGTCGTTGAAGGATCTCACCGAAAAGGTACTCAAGGCGCAGGGCTATGATGAGCATGCGGACAAGTGGGAGGTGGTGGAGTTTCCTGCTATTATGCCTAGCGGGGCCCCCTGCTGGCCGGAGTACTGGAATTCGGAAGAGCTGGCGGGCGTTAAGGCTTCACTGTCTGTTTCCAAGTGGAATGCCCAGTGGCAACAGAATCCCACGTCTGTTGAAGGTGCTATCATCAAGAAGGAGTGGTGGCAGCGGTGGGAGAATAACGAGGTACCCCAGCTCGAATATATAATACAAAGTTATGACACGGCATTTAGTAAGGCTACAACTGCGGATTACTCTGCAATCACGACGTGGGGGGTATTTTATCCGGCACAGGATGGACCAGCTAATTTAATTCTCCTGGATTCCAAGAAGGGCCGCTGGGACTTTCCCGAGCTAAAGAAGGAGGCCCTTGGGCAGTACAACTTCTGGGAGCCTGAAACGGTCATTATCGAGGCGAAGGCAACAGGCACCCCTCTCACGCAGGAATTGCGGCAGTTAGGGATCCCTGTTGTAAACTTTACACCGAGCAAAGGAAACGATAAGCTGACGAGGGTCCATTCCGTATCTCCTCTCTTTGAGAGCGGTATGATATGGGCCCCTAACGAACGATGGGCCGACGAGGTAATCGACGAATGTGCGGCATTTCCGAATGGCGACTACGATGACCTTGTAGACAGCACCACGCAAGCTCTTATGCGTTACCGTCAGGGTAACTTCGTGCAACTTCCAAGCGACGACTGGGTGGACACAGAGGAGTCCACACACATCCGGAGTTACTATGGCTGATGAAACTGCGCTAGCAACTACCCCGGGACGGGCCTCACGGTTCCTTGCGGGACTCCTTGTAAGCTGTTTCCTTGCGGCCTTCCTGGCCGCCTGTGCTGGTCTTCCAGCGCTAATTGGTATAAGGCCGGGGTCCGTGGACAAGGGTGACCGAGTTGTCACCATCTTTAACGTACATACGAAGGAGACCGTCCGCGCTACCTACTGGCAAGACGGGAAGTTCCGCAGGACCGAACTGGACCGCGTGGACGCGATCTTCCGCGACTGGCGCACGGGAGATGAGATTAATGTAGATCCTGCTCTAGTAGACCTGCTTTGGGGTCTGCACACCGAGCTTGGGTCTAAAGAACCAATTCATCTTATTTCCGGTCACCGGTCACCACGGACCAACGACATGCTGCTCCGCACCAGAGGTGGGCAGGCTAAGAAAAGCCTGCACATAGAGGGCATGGCTGCTGACGTTTTCTTTCCTGACGTATCTGTGGAGAGGCTGCGGAACGCGGCTCTGTCCCGGAATCGCGGGGGTGTTGGATACTATCCTGGCTCTTCCCCGCCCTTCGTCCATCTTGACACGGGCCGTGCCCGGTCTTGGGTGGGGGAAGACAAGCCCTTTGTTGTAGAGAAGTCCATACAAGAGTGATAGGTTAAGACATGTCAAACGAGTTTAATCTAACAAACATGACGCCTGCCGAGTTCATTATCTGGCTCCAAGGAGACGGACTCAAAGAGGAAGAAAAACGCAAAGCCGCACACGAGGCCCGTGACCGGGCCCGCGATGTTATAAGTTCTTGGACCCTGGGAGACGAGGACAGGCCCCAGCATCAACAAAACGGGCAGGGAGACAAACCTCCTAAAGTCCCTGTGACCCACAGTGGGGGAGCCAGACCGGCTTGGGAGAGTAGCAGGTGGCTGCACAATGCCCCGTATCAACCGGGCCAGTATCGACCTGGCCGGTATCAACGCCAAAATCTTGCGGCTGAGCTAGGACCCACCGAACACCCGGATCTTGTCAGCCTTCTCTTTGAGTGGGCAAATTCCCAGAACAAGGTTATTCCTACGGTACACGAACGCTTTTTCGACGACCCGTACCGTAGGGCCCGTACCCGGCGGGCTGAGGTAGGCGCCAAAATACCTCTTGGGGGTGGCGAGATAAACCCCCACGGATATATTAACCGACAGACCATTACTCCCCCGGCTCTTCTTAGGCAGCAACCTACGACGCATACAAATACTTCCGCTGGGGCAGGTATAAACTTCCGCGGAGGAATCGAGGGTGGTGAAGTGGGCGGTGGAGTTAATATTCAGGGCGCCGGTCCATCTCGCCACTCCAGTATATATAGTGACTTGACTTTGCACGACTTACTTGGATTGAAGGATACCACCCAGGTAGGCGGCGGGGTCAATTTTACGCCGTATGATAAACCCGACGTATTCGCCAACTTTAACCTTAGAATCCCCTTTTAGCCAAGGTAACCAGATCCATACGTAGATCGACCCTCTCGCGGTAGGACTACTTCGCCAACCCCCAGTTGTCCCCCAGACCTACATCTATTCTGGAGGGTATTCTCATATCTGGGACGCAGGTCTCCATCAAGTTCTTGATCTCGGAGACCTGATCATCGCTCTCTATCGAGAAGCACAGCTCATCGTGAACCGTGAGCATGGGCCAATGACCACGGTCGATGCAATCCTGCATAGCCTTCTTGGTCTGATCCGCCGCAGAAGCCTGTATTAGCCTGTTGAGCGCCTTATATACAAAGGCCACTTGAAACCTCTCAGGATTCTTTTCGTGCCACTTCGCCTCACGTTCTTCCAACGGGAGACTCAGTATCTCGTTCCACTGCTCCTCTAGCTTATCTGCGTGGAGGATGGTCTTGGATTCCCGTGAGAATCCTCGTGGCTCCCGCATTGGGAATCTACACTTCCTACCGAGCAGAGTCCTCACCTCTCGACGGTTAGACGCGGCAGACATGACTGATGACGCCAGCGTCCTGATGAAAGGAACTTTCTCGTCATACTCTCGACGTATCTCCTTGGCCGACTCGAATGGAATATCCCCCAAGGTCTGCGCCAGTTTACCCACCCCCATGCCGTACATTGTGCCAAGGTTAATAACCTTGGCCTGATACCTGTCCACCCCAGCTATGTCCGCCATGATCTGGTGAAAATCAACATCAGAGTCCTGATATTGTTGCACAATCTCCAACACCCGCTCATTGTCCCTCGTTGCGGGAGCTAGAGAGGCGTAGTGCATCAGCCATCTAGGCTCCTGAGAGCTATAGTCAAAGCTTCCCCACCGGCAGCCATCCTCCGGCAGGAATAACCCTCTAATTAGCCCCTTGATCTCTGGATGCCGGGAGGGAACCTGCTGTAGATTAGGGTGACTTGACGAGAATCTTCCAGACACCGTTCCGCCCTCATCGGAACGCAACTGGTTAAATTGGCAGTGGATACGACCGTTGTGCTGGTGGCCAAGGATTGTATCGACGAAGGTCGTATTGGCCTTGTTGTATTCCCTGATCTCCAGAATCTTCTTCGCCACCGGATGGTCATGTGTCTTCAGGAAATGCTTGGTGAAGCTGGGGGCTTCTGACTTCTCCGTTCTCTGGTAGGTCAGGCCGAGCTTATCGAATGCCTTGGCGAGACTCTGTGCATTCCAGGGCTCTATGGACACACCTGTCTCGTCGTATAGCTCTTTCAGAAGCTGGTTCTCCTTGGACAATAGATAAGCCTTCGTCTGCTCGGCCTTGTCCAAATCTATCTTAACGCCCCTTCTCTTCATCTCGAAGACCAGTGGCAATAACGATAGCTCCATCTCCAGTATCTGACCGCAGTTGTCGGCAAGTATTCTCTCATGGAGCTTATGCCACAGTCTCAAGGTTAACGTCGCGTCACCCTCTGCATAGAAGGCAACCCGCTCCGCAGGAAGCTTCCACATCTCTGACTTTGCGTCTACTCCGTGCTGGCTCGCCGCCCGCTTCAGATCTTCCTCTTTCTTCCTTTCCCCCAAATACGTCGATCCCAGAGCGTTTAGCGAATAACTGAATCTGTTCTCATCCAGTATTGGAGCCGCCGCCATCGTATCAAGAATCTTTCCCTTTACCTCGATACCCTCGGATAGCAGCCACCCAAGGTCGTACTGCGCGTTATGAAATACCACAGACATCCCGTGGTTAAGTTGGTCTTGGAGCCATGAAACAACGACATTCTTGGCCATGTTCCCTCCGCCCTCATGGGCAATAGGCAGATAGGCACTCCACTCTGAGGAAGCAACCGCTATTCCAATCAGTTCCCCGTCGCTTCGCGTCCATCCCGGTCCCAAGTCTCGCAGGTGAGGGTCGCGGGTCTCCACGTCCACAGCGATGATCTTCTCCCTAGAGAGATCAGGCAAATGGTCGGGCGGATACCAGACCTTCTCATCGAATAAGTCTTCACGCATTCTGCTGTGCCAACGCAGCCCACAGCGCGGTATACGCCGAAGCATCTACACCGTCGTCAGGGTTAGGTGCCCCGTGCTCCTCTCTGGATACCTTCAGGAGGACCATGCAGAAGGCCACATTAGCCGGAGTTACCTCCGTCCCCAGATAGGTGCCCCATAGTTTGGCTATCCTCTTATGCTGGTCAACAAAATCCCCGTGGGACACAGCGCGATC